TATACTGTTGACAAGTCAATATATCTATACTAAGGTCTTCTTAAAGGAAGGTAATTATACAGGTCCCAATTCTGTTTGTCAAGTATTGATTTGTCAAGGCTTGACTTGCCTCATCTGTCGTGCTATAAGGTTGACATGAAGCACACCGAAGCCTACAATGCGATGCCAGACTGTAAATGGCCTGACTGCCGCCGTAAGGGACATCCGACAAAGCGGTACTGCGCCAAGCACTGGTTCCGATTGCCAGAAGCCATACGGGAGGGGATCGAGCGCACGGGCGATCTAACGGACGCCCTAGCCTACATGGATGAGGTGTACAGTGTACGGGAAGAACGCGAGGCAGACGCTCTTGGCCGTCCTCAAGGACGCGCCGGAGATGAAGATTGGTCGGTTTCCAAATTCAAAGGGGAAGGATGGGCCGCCAAGCGATAGCCTCCTGCGCCAGCTAGCCGACAGGATCCTGATGGAGCTATGGATGCGCGGCTTCGCCGTGAGCGCCCGCAAGCTCGCGGACAGATCGCCTACCGGCGAGCGGGTGGACCGGGAGGCGCACGACGCTTGGCGTGCAACCAAGAGCAAGGCCAGCAAGAACGTCTGGGACCCGGCTGGATAGGTTTGGGCCATAGCCCCACCGGCGGACCCCGAAACGCCAGCCACGGACGATAGGACTGGCGGTTCCTACCGGGTTCCGATCCAACTGAGGGCGGCGAGCGCGGCGGTGACGAGGATGGCGATCACTTCGTCGGTCAGGTGGCCGAGCAGCCCGAGGCCCCACTGAGCGTCGGCAAACCCGATCAGCGCCAGAACGACCACGGTGATCTGCTTCACCAGAGCGGTCACTTCTTGCACCGGATGTAGGCGTCGCGCATCTTCTCGTCGTATCGGTTCTGCGCGTAGGCCGGCCCGTTGTAGCCCCTCGCAAACGCCTTCCAGTCCTTCGCCCGGAGCGCGCCGTCGAGCTTGTTGCCCTTGATGAAGCCGACAAAGGCGTCGAGATGGGCGCTCGCGCCGCCGTTCCACATGGCGTCAACGAATTCCTGCGACGTGTCGTAGCCGCAGACCTTGTGGTTGCCGCCCATGATTTGGAACATGCCCCACGAACAGGCCTTGTTGGCGGCGTCCGGATTGTGGGCGCGGGCGTCCTCGTAGCGGGCGTGCTGATTGGCCCCGGTAGCCCCATAGAGGGCGCGGTTCCAACTGCGCGACGACAGCGAGACGCCCTTGCGATCCATGGCGCTCGCGTGCCTGCCGCCCGTCTCGCGGTGGAACACATGCGCTTCGTACAATATCGTCGGCCTGCCATCGGGCAGGAAGCCGGCTCCGGCGCTCTCGACTTCGGCCACCGCCTTGATCGCGCACACCTCGACGTTGAGCGCCTTCGCCGCGCGCTCGTAGTCGGCTTCAGTCAGGCCGGCGGTCATGGCTCACCATGGGTAGCGCCCGCCATTGATGAGGAGCCAGATCAGGAGGACGATCAGGATCACCCCAAGCAGCCCCATCCCCGGATAGCCAACCCCGTAGCCGACAGGCCAGCGGCCAACCCCGAAGCCCGGCCCGATGCCGCCGATCAGGATCAGGATCAGGATGATCAGGAGGATGGTGTAGAGCATGGCTCAGTGTTCCGTCTTCTCCCGCCCGTCCGAGTTGCCGCGAGCCGCCCCGGCTTGGTTCGCCGCATCGCTCGCCAAGCCGCCTGCCTGCGCCCTCAGTTGCTCCCCGATTTTCATGATCAGCGGGTTGGCGACGTTCCACGGGGCCTGCGCCAAGACCGCCAGAAGCTGGTTCCACTCCTGCGTGTCTAGCCTGACTTCGCTCACCTACCAACACTCCTGTCCGGGGTTCCACCAGCCGCTCACGCGAGCGCCGCCGGGAGGACATGGAGCGCCGCTAGCTGTGCTCCAGCAATATTCGGTGACGATGCAGAGGCCCGAGCCGCCGTCGCTGCCTGACCAGACGGGCGTCGTCGTCGCCAGATCGTTCTGCACCGAGCCCATGCCGCCCGCCCCGGTGTTGGGCAGGCCGGGGACGTTGGCGATTGCCGAGCCGGGAGAGATGTTCTGGGTCTGGGTGCCGCCCCTGATCTGGCCGCCCATGCCGCCCGGAAGGGCTTGCGGCGAGGTCCCGGCGTTGAACTCCAGAATTCCGGCAAATCCGCACGCGCCGGGGAAGGTGACATCGCCAATCCCCACCGGCGCTCCCTTCCCGCCGTCTCCCCATCCCGGCGGGAGGCCGGAGGTTCCCGGCGTGCCAGCGTTGTTGTTGTCCCCCGCCCCTCCGCCGTTGGCGACGCACAGCGCGCCAAAAGTTGTCGGCTGCCCCGGCGTGTCGACGCCGCTGATTGCGCCCGTGCCGCCAGCGCCCACCGTCACCACGACGCCGCCGAGGACGAGCGCGACAGGCAAGGTCTTGCGCGAGTAGCCCCCAGAGCCGCCGCCGCCTCCAGCCAGCGCCATGCCCGCTTGAGGCGGAGGCCCGACGCTGCCGCCGGAGCCGCCGCCGCCGATGCACTCGACCACCGCCGTCACCAGACCGGGCGACGGCGTGTAGGTGCCGGAAGCGGTGAACACTTGGACGACGGTTTGCGGCCCGCTCAACGGGTTGCAACTGGGCGGCGGTGGACAGAACGCGTTCATGTCATCCTCGCTTTCAAGAGCCGGATCATCGCACCCTTCTCGCGTTTAACCGTCCCGACACCGAGACGGTGCCCGATGAAAAAAACGAATAGGCGTTGAAGTAAACCAGCGTCGAACCCGAACTGGACACCCTCGTTGTCGGAATGGCGAAAGTCGATCCGCCGAGGCCGCCGGGTGAGAAGATCAACGGCAGATCATAGCCCGCGAGGGTGGTGGCGGAGTTGCAAGGGCCGCCTTGAAGTTGCTGCGTGGCGGAAGAATCGCTGACGCTGAAATTGATTACGCCGGAAAGGTCCCAATCGCCGGGCGGGATCGTGAAGCTGCCGATGTTCCAGATCGTCTGGCTGGCGATGCCGGTCGCGGGAAAGCTGGCTGTCACGAGTTCCCCGACGCTGCCCGCCGCCGCCGCCGAGCCGTCCGTCACTCCCCCGATCCCGCCGCCGGAAGCGTTCCAGTTGCCGGAGGGACCGACGAACCACGTCGATTGCCGCGCTGCGCCGGACGCATCGAAATAGTGGCCGACAATCGGCTGCGAATTGATGCTGTTTCCGGTGAGGGCTTGCGCCCCTAGATCGAGGCCATTCACAGCCGCCCCGGCGGCGGACCAGAACGCCGAGGTCCATTTCGACGACCCGAGCTGGTTGACGACGAAGCCCTGCGCCTGCGACGGCTGGGCTGAACCGGAACCGCCAGTCACGACCACGCCCAGAACCGGCGTCGCGGCATTGTTGACGTTAAAGTCAACCTCGTAGCCGATCAGAAAATTGCCGGTCAGCGCGTTGGGGCCAATGGCGACATTGGGCGGACCATCCTGACAGATGGTGTTGAGGCCCCAAACGCGGGCGTTGTTGGCCTCCGCTGTGATCACCGAGTAGAAGCCGCAGGCGTTGTTGAAGGCTCCGCTTCCCGTCGAAGCCAAGAAGTTGCGCACGTAAGCCGCAACGCCGGAGACGTTGGCGACCGTCGAGCCCGCCACCGCAACCGCTTGGGCGCGCACCGCGTCATAGTTGGACGTGCCCGGAAAGGTGAAGGCGTTTTGCGTCGTGACTCTGAACGGCGACCCGTCTGCGGTGATCGCAGCGGTTTGATTGACAAGCACGTTCAGGTTGCCCGCGACAGTCCCTCCCGTCAGAGGCAAGTAGCCGCCTACCCCGGCGGATATGGCGTTCTGAACGAAGGCAGTCGTGGCGAGCTGAGTGCTTGACAGGGTCGCTGGCGTCGCGGTCGGCGCGGTTGGGACGCCCGTCAACGCTGGCGAATTGGCGGCCACACCGCCCGCCGCCGACACGTCATTGGCGGTGAGCGCGATCGCGCCGGTCCTGCCGTTGAAGCTCGACACTCCGGCGTTGCTGGCGAGCGCGCCGCCCGCCCCGGTGATGTCGGCGGTCTGCATCACCACCGCGCCCGAGCGACCGTTGAAGGTCGTGACCCCGGCGTCGACGGCGGCAACGGTGTTGGCGACGAACGCCGTCGTGGCCAAGAGCTGGCTGGAGTTGCCGGTGGCAGGGGTCGGGGCGGATGGCGACCCGGTGAACGTCGGGCTGACGGCCGGCGCCCCGCCAACGGCGGTAACGTCCGCCAACTCCAGCGTGACGGCGCCCGTGCGCCCGTTGAAGCTCGCCACCCCGGTGGTCGAGGCTGTGACCGCAGCCATGACGAACGCTGTGGTCGCGAGCTGCCCGGTCGAGGTGCCGATCGGCGCAGTCGGAGCCGTTGGCAGGCCGCTCAACGATGCTGAGTCCAAGGGCGCGAAGCCAGCATTGACCCAGCCAACCACGAACGCGGTGGTGGCGAGCGCGGTCGAATTGTCGGTCGGCGGCGTCGGCCCAATCGGTTGCGTCGGGGCTGTCGGCGTTCCGGTGAAGGCAGGGCTAGCGAGCGGAGCGAGGCCGCTCAAGCCAAGATTGCCGCTGGTGACAATCGGATAGCCGCCGATCGTCCCGGTCCCGTTGGAAACGGCGAAATTGCCGTCGACGACCAACCCCGTGCCGATGGTGGCGATGTTGCTGACGGTGAGGTTGGTGGCGGTCAGGTTGCCGAAGAAGGTCGCGCCGCCGACACTCAGATTGGCTTGGACGACGGCGTTGGCCATGTTGGCCGTGCCGCCCACTTGCATGTCGCCGGAGACGCTCAAGCCGGCAACCGCCGCCTGCACGAACGTCGCGACGGTCGAGGTCAGCGTGTCAATCGATCCCCACGACGCGGTGAGGTTGCCGATGCTCGCGGCGGTCGCGTTGAGCAATCCGAACGCGCCGTTGCTGAATTGCAGCGAGCCGCCCTGAATGGAGCCTGCGCTGACTTGTCCTCCCACCGCAAGGTTGCCGCCGTTGGCGAGGGCGGTGCCTACGAAGTCAACCGGATCGATTGACATGTAGGGGCCGCCGAGGCCGCCGCGCTGGATCAGGATGGCGTCCGAGGGAATAGAGGTCGTGGCGGGCGGGAAGCCTTCGATCTGCCGCAAGTCGAGGATCAGATCATCGGACGGCATGGCGTCAACTCGTTTCTGCGACGAGGCAGAGGGTGGTGCGCGGCCAGATGTTGCCTTGGGTGTCGGTCGCGGTCCAGCGCAACTGGTAGTCGGTCCCCGGAACGCCTCCGGTCAGGAGAGCATAGATCGCGCGGCCCCGAACCTCAACCGTCCCCACCGTCCAGTCGGCGTCAGCGGGGACTGGCGTCGCCAGATTGGTGAAGATGGCGAGCGAGCCCGAGGCGATCCCCACGCCGAACGGGATGACGAACGAGTAGTCGAGGCCGAAGTTGCAGGCTTCGGATGGCGGATGCTCCGGGATGTAGCGCTTGCTAAGGGGCACCGCCGCCTCCGAGCGAGCGCGTGTCCTCTGTCGGCAGGGCGGTGAGCATCCGTGAGACGACGATCCAGTCCCGCCCGAGGATGACGCCGGCTGACGAGGCTACGACTGCGGTCGCCGGGGCCGCCACCATGCCAGCGGAGTTCAGGGCGACGGGGCCGGCGTTGAAGGGGAGCGCCCACAGCAACCGCTCGCGGCCCAGCGGTCGAGCTCTTCCTACAATAGATTTCTGTACGTCAGCGACGGGCCGTCCGTCATTGTCAACTAAAGCGCTTGACCTAGCATTAGCGGGTGCGATGGCTGTCATGTCTACAGCTTGTGCTTGCACGGAATGATTTTTGGAGCCTAACATGACGGCGGGCCGGCTGCGAACCGGCCCGCCAAAATCCCAAACGGCGGTTTGGAATGAAGCGAAGTCGGAAAAGATTTCCCGTACGTATCCAGCCCGAGTGGAGCCTCGCGCCGGATGTTCGCTCTGAAGCGAATATACTCACACTTCCCCGACAAATCAATGACAACGAGCAACGCTGCGCGTCGTGCGGTTGCGTTGACGCGCCTTTCGGCGTGGGCTTTCCTGACCGGCTCGAATGGTTCTGCCGGCTGCACATAGGAGGAACGATCTTGGAAGACATCGACAAACAGAAAATGAAAGAGGTGATGCGGCGTTGCGTCAAGGGGGCGCAGAACTGGCTCTACCTGTACGAGGCCGCCGGGCGCGGGCAGGCCGCCGAGTGCCGCCGCTTATGGGAGCAAATCCGAATTCTGAGCGTCGAGACTTCGGACTTCCTCAAGGCGTTGAGCCCGGAGAAGGTGGAGGAGAAGGCCGGTGAGTGAGTGCGCGAAGTGCGGGCAAGCCGTGATCGGCGTCGTGCGATGGTGGAACGACATGCTCGTCCACTGTGACCCGGAGCCGGGCGAGGACGCCATCGAGAGCTTCGTGGAGGTGGAGCCGGGGGTGTTCGCCTCCGTCTTCAGACACGTCTGCCGCCCGCCGGAAGAGAAGCCGAAGTTTAAGCCAATCAATTGGATTTACGGCAAGGGAGTGAAGCGATGCCCAACGACAAATTCCACGAATGGAAAGACTACTACAAATGGGGCGAAGACGATTTCCTCACCGCCACCGACAACCCCTGCGCCGTCTGCGGAAAGCGGGAGACAATTGGAGTTGGATATTCCGCCCCGGAAAGCGTGACCTTCTTCTGCGCCGAACATTTGCCGGAGGAATTTTGGTCAGCGGAGCGTAAAAATGCCAACCCAACGTGAAGTCTTGGACGAACTCAACGCCGACAACTCGGTGGTCATTGTAGGCTCCAAGGTCCGGGTGATGCGCTGGCAGGAAGTTCATCACGAGGCCAGCGGCGAAAGATACGTGTATCGCGTTCCGGTTTACATGACGTTCGAAGACATCCGGAACTTTTACTCAAATCGATTTACAGTCAACGCGGACGACGATGCGGTCAGCATCGGCGGGTGGTGGCTCAAGCAACCAAGCCGGCCCACGTACAAGGGCGTGGTGTTCGCTCCCGGCGGAGCGCCGGTCATCAACGACCGGATCAACCTGTGGCGCGGCTTCGGGGTGGAGCCGGAGCGCGGCGATTGGGGACGGATGCAGGACCACATGTTCAACGTTCTTGCCGACAAAAATAACGAAGTATTTGAGTATATGCTCAATTGGTGCGCCTTCGCCATTCAATTCCCCGGCGAGCAAGCGGAGGTGATGCTCGCCTTCCAAGGCGGCTTCGGCACCGGCAAAGGGCTTCTCGGCAGAGCCATGTGCCGCATCTTCGGGCCGCACGGCAAGCACATCTCCGAGGCCTCGCACCTCACCGGCAAGTTCAACTCCCACTTCCAAATGTGCTGTTTCCTGTTCGCGGACGAGGCGTTCGCGCCGCAGGACAAGCGGGCGGAGGGGGTGATCAAGCGCCTCCTGACCGAGCCGACGCTGATGATCGAGCCGAAGGGCATCGATCCTTTCCAGATCGACAATCACCTCCACGTCCTGAGCGCGTCCAATCACGAATGGATGGTGATGGCCGGCGAGAAGGAGCGCCGCGCCGTCGTGTCGAAGGTGGCCGAGGACAAGCAGCAGAACGACGAACACTTCAAGCCGCTCTACCACGAACTCGCCAACGGCGGCCTGAAGGCGATGATGGCGGCCCTCCTCGACCGGCCTCTGGCCGGCTGGCACCCGCGCCGGATCGTCCGTACGGCGGCGCTCGCGGAGCAACAGATGGAGAGCCTTGGGCCGTTCGACCAATGGCTGTTGGAACTCCTGACGAGTGGGGTCCTGCCGGGTGCGATCTTGGCTGACGCCTCAATCGCCAGATCGAATGAGTATGAAGAGCCGGAAACCAAAATCGTCAATGCTTTCAATCAGTCGTCACAAACCCGTTATGTTAAAAAGCCCGGCCTGTACGATCACGCCCGCCGCTGTTCTCCACGTCTGAAAGGTGTAAGCGACACCGCTCTTGGCCGGTTTCTACGCGACAAGGTTGGGTGTTTCAACTGGCGATCCGAGGACGCCCGAGGCTGGAAGTTCAAACCATTGGAGGAGCTTAGGGCCGATTGGCGGCGGCGCTTCCCGGCCACGGTCTGGCCGCCGCACGCTGACGGATGGGGCCATACCCGACATGAAGGCGTCAGCGGACAAATCCTTGATTTCCCTGAATAAATGACGGGTATGACCCCTATGACTACTAAAATATATATACAAGGAAAGGCTCGCGTGTGTGTGGATGGACATATGCGCGTGAGGGTCCCTGCGCGATTTGAAATCGAGCCGTCAGGGCGTCAGCCCGTCATTTTGCTATCAGGGGTTGTTACAACCCAAGGCGGAGATTTGCCCGTCCAGCCCGTTCCGAGGCGGCTCCGCGAAGCGCCCTTATCGTCGGCAGGCACGATAGTGACCAACCGAAGCGCGAAGGAGGGGTCAAGGGGTTTATCCGAAGGACGCGAGCGAAGCGAGCGCCCCTTGACGCCGAGGAGCGCGAGGTACCCTTGCGTGCCTGATGGCGGAGCTATTCCGGCGTGCTGTACGGCTTCGCCGCGTCCTTCGACGTTGGCCTGATCTTGTCGTGGGCGATGTACCGCGCCCCGAGCTTGCCGCAGCGGGTGCAGCCGAGGCGGTAGTGCAGCGTCTCGTTGGCGAAGGTGTGGGCGATAAGCTCCACCTCCACACCGTCCCCGCAGAGGCACTTTGGGAGGTAGCTGGCGTACTCCCCGTAGGCGTACTTCTTCCGGTCGTAGCGCACGCGTCACCTCCGAAAAGTCAACCACAGCAGATGGGTCATAATTTTACAGAAAAAATGGGGGGTGTGGGAATTCCTCTTGGGTAAAATCTGAAGCTGCTCCGCACCCGCCTCGCACAGAAGTCCAAAGAGACGTTGCCGGATGGTCCCACTCCCGAAATTCCGAAGCTCTGCGCCGGACCTTCGGCTAACCCAGAGGTGGCAGATTGGGGAGGATATGTCGTCTATTGACATATCATCATAAAGGGAGCATGGCGTATAGCCATGCCCCTAGGAACAGACGTAGGGGCCAACATCCGTGAGCTTACTCACCACGGAAGCCGGCCCCGATCACGCCGTCAGATTATCGCCATTGCGACGAACGCCGCACGTCGCGGCAAGCGGTCATCGCGCCGAAAGGTCCGCCGCTAAATCCGCGATGCAGAGGTCAAGCCGCCTCAGATCGTTTTCTAGCAGGAGCCTTTCTTCGTCTTGCGGGTGTAGCTCCGCCATTACGCTTCGGAGTTTTCCGGCTTGCCTTTGCCACTCCCGCAACCTTCTTGTGAGCCTTTCTTCGAGCGACATGTGTTCCCTCAAATCCGTCGTCTAGGATGTGTTCAACGGGAATGCCTGTCACCTTAGAAATCCGCTTCGCCTGCTTGAGTGTTGGCCGGAACTTCTCGCTGCCCCAAACGTAGAGCGTCTGGCGTGACACTTTGAGCTTCTTCGCTCGCTCCGTCAGAGAAAGGCCGGGAACTTTCGCAAGGATGTCTTTCATCGGGTAGGTGAGCTTGTGCAGGACCATCGCCAGTTCGCGTTGCAGCGAAGGCGGCAGTTCCGCCGACAAGGCGTTCAGTTGACTGATGAGTTCGATATGTTCCATTTTTTCACACCTCGTCGTAACATAAGTCGCTTGACACGAATGTCAAGCTGTCGTATGATATGCTTTCCATCGGGAGACGGCAATGAATGACACACAAATCGTAGAACGTCCAGCACAAGATTTTGGTGGACAATTGATGGTGATGCTGCGCGATCCGAGTATCGGCGCGGACAAGCTTCAGGTGGTCATGCAGATGCGCAGGGAGGTGATCGAGTATGAAGCCAAGGAAGCCTATCAGTTTCACTTCGCCGCTTTCGCAGCGGAACTACCGCCAGTCGAGAAAGACGGCACGGTTGATTTGGGAGCAAAAGGCAAATATCCATTCACGACATATGAACAAATGGATTTCGTCATACGACCCTTGCTCGTCAAGCATGGGCTTTCGCTCCAATTCTGGTCATCGGACCCCGAGCGGATCGACGCCGTTGTCATCCACGGCGCTCTCATCGGACACGGCTGGCAGCGTGAAGCCATCTATCCGGTCCCACCTGACGCAGGACCCGGCAGGAACGCCCTACAGGCGCGTGGTTCTGCGCAGTCTTACGCCAAAAGGTACATTGCCGATCTGCTTTGTAACGTTGTCCGCAAAGGGCAGGATAATGATGGTCGAGGGGCTGTGGACGCTTTCATCGACGGCAAGCAAATCAAAGAGCTTAACGACCTGATCAAGAAAACCGAAAGCAATCCCGTGACGTTTCTGAACACGATGTTGACGGACGTGAAGGAAGTCGCGGACATTCGTGTGCGGGATTTCCCGCGCCTCATCTTGGCGCTCAACGAGCGGCTGAAAAGGCAGATGCGCAAGGAGGTTTCGAAGTGAAAGCCGGTTTGGATTACAGCAATCCCGTTTCGGCGTCGCCTGATCAACATGCAGACCACACGGGTTGGGCTTGGGACCCGGAGAATGAGTTGTTCGTGTTGACCTTGTTTCGCGAGGACGACAGCCTGTTAGCTGTTGCGTGTTACACTTACGACAATTGGGTGACTTGCTTCGAACGGTTGAAGGCGTCGAAGGAAGAGATTGACAGGAGGAACCAATGAGCAACTTTCCGGCACACGACAAGAAGTCGTGTTTGTGTTGCGGGCAGATGGTTTACGGCAAGGGCAAGCAGCGCACGATTGCCGAGCTTGAGCATGAGTTCGAATTTCTTGAGAGCCTTGGCTATAGGCGGGATGAGCTTTTGGGGAAGCACCGCGAACAGGTCGAGTATCAACTACCGGGGATGATCGAATGGCTGACGGCGAATTGATTGACAGGGAAGAACACCTTGCGGCGTGCAAGGAGCGGGCGCTCCGATATTGGGGCGACGGAGATTTGCTCAACGCCATCACGTCGATGGGCAGCGACTTGGACAAGCATCCGGAGACGAAGTGCCATCCGGTGTTGCTGAAGCTTGGCGTGATGTACGCGCAGCATTTTGACTACAAGGCCGTGCGCGATTGGATCGAGGGCTTCCGGTGAGCCGCGATCCATTGGTCCGGGGGTTTCAAGCCTTGGAAGAACGCCTGACGTTCCTTGAGGGGTTCGCGCGGGGCGCGGACTTGCGCATGGGAGCGTTGGAGAAACGGATTTACAAGCTGGAGGATGTCGTCAATGAAATTCTACGACGTGGAGCAGGGATCGGAACGTTGGTATCAGCTACGCCTCGGCAAGCCGACGAGCAGCAACTTCCACCGGATAATCACTCCGAAGGGTGAGCCGAGCAAACAGGCGGTGGCGTATGCGTACCGGCTGGTCGCGGAACGACTGTTAAACGAAAGCCTTGACGACGACATAGGTTTCGTGCGATACGTTCGCGAGGGTCAGGAGAAAGAGCCGCAAGCCGTGGCGTTGTTCGAATTCGTTAACGAATTGAAGCTTGAGCCGGGCGGCTTCATCACTACTGACGATGGCCGCTTGGGCTGTTCGCCTGACCGGATGCTGCGCGGCATGAAGGAAGGGGTGGAGGTCAAGTGTCCTGCCCCGCAGACCCAAATCAAGTATCTGCTTGACGGACCCGGAGAAGACTACCGGGCGCAAGTACAGGGGCATTTACTGGTGGCGGATAAGTTTCAGGCTGTCCACTTTTTCACCTACCACCCGCAGATGCCGCCCTTCCACAAGATCACGCTGCCTGACGCCCATTATCAGATGGCGCTTCGGGCGGTGTTAAACACCTTCTGCGACGCGCTCGACATCATGACGGCGCGGGCCAGAAGCCTTGGCTCGTATGTTGTGACGCGCCAAGCGTTGACGCCGGCGGACCTTGCCTATGGCGAGACGCCGTTGCGGATTGTAACCCCGGAGGTTGAACGTGGCTCAGAGGTATGATCTTTTGACTGTGCGTGAGGATGACAAGGGCAAGACGTGGTGGACAAAGATCGGCGTCGCCTTCGAAAATCGTGGCGGGGATGGCTTCATGCTGCTGTTCGAAGCCTTGCCAATTCCCAACAAGAACAACGAGGTTCGCGTCGTCATGAAGCAACCCAACGACAGCAGGGATGATCGATGATAATTCCGGCCTTCGATGAGCTTAAGACCCTGCTTCGGCAGTCTGGCTATCCGGTGACTTACGTGTCCAAGCGTACCGGGGTGGCGCGTGAAACGCTATCCCGGTGGCTCCTAGGCCTCACGGCGTGTCCACGGATCGACACGATGTTGCGGGTGGCTAAGTTCCTCGAAAACCACGACATCGTTCTGACGGCTGCGGCGCAGAAGATGACGCGGTTCTACCCCGCTCCCAAAGAGCGCATGTCCCGACATGATCTGCGGGTTGCGTTGATGCGGGCTACAAACGGACAATGGAAAACCTATGAGCGTGATCCGGCTTGATTGGAAGAACGGAACGCTGTGGTATAACGGCGCTCGCTTTTCCCCCGAAGAAATCTTGGAGGAAGAGCGGGCGATCCCGTTCGACATGGTGGACCTTGGCGTCAAGTGCGAGACGGATGCTTGCCGCAAGCTCTTGGAGCTTGGGCTGGCTTTCGAAACCGACAGCATCCTGACCTATCGCGAGGACATGTCGTGCTTTCGCTGCGGCGTGAAGTGGGGATCGAAGCGCGTGGTGACGACCAATTCGGGCGGGACCCCGATTTTCGCCAAATTTAATCCAGTCGTAAAGCCAAGGACTGGCGAAGGGCGAGGCCGGCGGCCCTTACAAGGGTCCAGAGACAATGACAGCCAAAACGAATAGGACTGCCGGCGGATATTTTGTTGATAGGGGATTGCAGGAATATAATTCCAAACCGTGGACGTGCTTTACTTGTGGGAAGAGGTTCAAGCCTAAAGCTGGCAATCAATTGTGTTGCTCTCTACGATGTTACATGGATAGGAAAAACGTGAGGAGACGACGTGCGCAAATGGGTTGAGTGGAATAAGGGAATATCGCTACTTGCGGGACGTGAGCCAAATCGTCGGGACTACGACGACCGCCGCGTAGATCGCCAAGGCTCCCAACCGCCACGGGTCAGGCGCGGCCTCGACCAAGACCGCAAGCCAGATCGCGCCGATGACCGCGACCAAGAGGATCGCACGGATCGCGAGGATGACGAAGAGGACGTTTAGGGAGGCCATGACGCTGGCCTTCCAGACGGAGCGGTGAACGTATTCCGGGCTAACTGTCGAGTTCGTCGCGGAGGTCGTCTTCGTCGCGTTCTGTTGGATCAAAGTGGACAACGGTTCCACCGGAGCGTCGGGGCTTCGCGTCTCCCCTACCAGTTGCATCGGGCGGCGCGAAGGCGGTGGCGTACTTGCTGATGGAGCTTCCGGCGTTGGCATTGAATTCGCCTTTTCGCAAGTCTTGGAACATCTTTTGAATACGGCCAACCGCGATCAGCGCGGAGATGCGCTGCGGCATGGTCATGAGTTCGTTGCGGTCGGCGGCTTCCATGTCGTCAAGCAGCTTGCCAACCTGTTTATACAACCGTTGATTGATGTCAAGCGGATCGTCTGACTTGTTGACCTTGCTCATTGGCTTGGCTTTCCGAGTTCCTTCCCGACAATTTCGCCAGCCTTCTCGCCAATCGGCTTGGCCTTGATGCTGAGATAGGCGGCAAGGCCGGGGTTGTTCATGATCAAGCTCATGAGATTAGATGGGCTTATGCCGACTTTTTCAAGCTCCCTGCCGGCAAATCGCCCTAGTCCAGCGCCGCCGAGAACGCCGAATGGAAGGTGTGAGGCGTAGCCGGCTGACGATCCTATCGCCATTTCCGCGAGGTGGTCGAAGGCGGACTTCGCCATTCTCGACACGGGAATGCCGCCGGTCATGGCAGTGCCTCCGCCGAGGGCGGCGTTGCCGAATTTTTCACCCCAAGTTTTCGCTGGCCGGGCGAAGCCTGTCGCCGCCCCTATCGCGCCTCGAATGGGGATGCTTTCAGGCGCTAGCGCCCCGGCGACTGTAGGGATGATAGCCCCTCCAATGCCTTCGCCGGTTGCTCGCCAGCCGGTTTCCTTGTCCGGTTCAGGCCCGCCATAACCAAGGCTTGACGCCACGCCATGGCCAAGGCCGCTCAGAAGATCGCCGCCGCGCGTGCTGCCGGATTGAGCGCCAAGCTGCTTTTGCAAAATGCCATAGGCCTGTTCCGGCGTCGCGCCTTCGGGGCCTTCGACCCGGTACTTCTTGCCGTCTGGCGATGTCAGTTCGAATGATGGCATGTCATTGTATCGGCGTTACGGTCCATCCGGGCGGGATTTTCGATCCGCCGCTGACGCCCCTGCCCAATTCCTTGACCTCCGGCGGCAGATCGTCGGTCGGAGGCTTGAAGGTTCCGTCCTCGTTCATCTGCGCAATGCCGCGAAGGAGGGCGATCTGGCGCGGATTGTAATGCGGCGCGTCAGTCTTTTTGCCTGTCCGCCGTTGATAGTCCTCATTCAGGCCTTGCGCAACACGGGCGGATTGATCAGCGTCCTGCGCCATGATCCCCCGGATGATGTTGGGGCCGCCGGTGATCGGGTTTTGTTGCAACAGTTCCTTGCTGTCGGTGACGTAAGGCCTTCCGCCTGACAGGACCGCGACATTCTCCTGCACGAAGCCGAAGTAGGCGTTGAACACCTTGTTCCACGCCGGATCGTCGTCAAGCCGGGTGTCAATCCATTTGTTGAACCGATTGGCGATGTCAACGTCGCTCATCTGTCCCTTGGCTTCCGCGTCCTTGACGGCTCGCGCAAGGGTGAGCGCCGCGTCGCCTAGCCGGCTGGTGCGCTGAAGAGTGGTGGCGGGGACGCCGCTGTCGTAGCTTCTGACAAACGTTTCGTATTCCTGCGCGTCCTGCGGCATCCATCCTTGTCGCGACGCCATGCCGAGATTGACGATGCTCGACCAATAGGGCTTTGCGCCGGTAGCTGACCATCCGGTGGGGATGGGACGGCCTTGCAGGGCCGAGGTGTAGTCGGCCCCGATTTCGGGATTGATGGCGCGAAGTTGGTCCGCGATTTTCTTTTCCAGTTCCGGCGACGGTTGTTGTCCTTGGGCCTGCCTGAGAACGTTGTCGATTGCGCCTTGGACTTGGGTTGCGTAGGCCTTCTCCCGTCCGCCGGCATAGCCCTTGGCCAAGCTGTCCCCGGCTGCGCCCTTGGCGAAGTCCAATCCGCCCTGCATCTCGTCAGGCGTAAAGCCTTGCACGCCGCCTTGTGCGCCGCTGGGCTGGCCTTGCAAGTCCCTCAGAAGCCCGCCGCCCCCGGCGGTTTGCGTCGGCGCTGGAGCGCCTTGCGGCAGGCCTCCGGCGGGTTGGCTCGGTGGTTGTCCTTGCGGTTGGCCGCCCAAGCGATCCATGATCGTGCCGCCGCCCCCTCCGCCCGCCTGCGCGTTGGGGTCTGGCTTGCCTTGGAAGCCGGCGTCTTCCTCCTCCTGTTCGCTCGCCTTCTTGTTGACCTTTTGCAAGTCGCGCAAGCCGGCGTCGCGGACCTTCTGGTAGTCCATGATCTTTTGGAAGTCAGCGCCGTCCTCAAGCATGTTCTGAACGTCTTTGTCTCCGATCTGAACGGAGACGTTCCACAACGCGTCGTTCAGGCTGACGCCCTTGATCATCTGGGTGGCGAGCTTCTTCTCGTCGCCTCCCGCCATCGACAGATATTCGCCAATCTTATCGGTATACATGTGGTGCATGTTCTCTTGCTGTTCCTGTAGAGCAAGAGAATGCTCAAGCCATTTTTCCTTCGCTACCTTGGCCGCATATTCTTGGCCGTCCTTGACCGCTTTTATGTAGGCGTCAGCGTTCTGGCCCATGAGCATGGCGGTGGCGATTGACGGCCCGGTGCCGCCGGATTGCCCGAAAAATCTACTCAGGTTTTGCGCCAGTCCGGGGAGTTCGAAAGACTGCGGCAGATTGGGATAGGCCTCCGGCTGTCCATATTCCCGCCAGTCGGAGCGCGGCAGGGAAGGCCGGTAAGGGGTGAAGCGGGCCAGTGGTTGGTCTGACCCTTTTGGCAAGCTAAGGCTGGCGGTGGTTCCTTCCCATCGGCTTGGCATTTGCTGCGGAGGGCGGCCTTGCGGCGGCGGGCCGATCTGAATTTGAGTGGGATCGCGTGGAGCCGGAGCCGGGCGAGGAGCCGGGCCGCCCATGCCAAGCTGACGGGCGAACGCCGCCACGCCGCCAAGCGGGGACGGGACCATGCGCGGGCTAGGCGGAGCGCTGCCGATGGCCGGCATGTCGTTTTCAAGTCCGCCAGTGGCGGTGTCGGGTGCGCCCTGAGTGTCACTCATTTAGGTTGACAAGTCACGGTTGGTCGCTCATCACCGGCAATCCGCCGGCAGTGGCGACTTGCTGCGGCGCGGAAGAGCCGCCGGTCGGAGTTTTATTCCTGTCTGTCCACGCTTGCCCGCCGAATTGGTCAGCGAGTTGTCCCATCGTCAGGTTTTCATCGAAGTTGCCGAATTGCCGATGCGCGGCGGCGCGTGTTCTGTCGCCCCATTGGTTGAACGGCGTAGCCAAGGCGACGGCTTGCTGGACATCCGCCGGAGCCAGATCGGCGCGGGCGTACTGGCTTGCGCCGGGGACCTTTTTCGCCATCTCGCGCCACGTAGGATCGTGGAATTGGTAGATGCCTCTGGCCATCTGACCGTCGCTGTCAACCACCGAGACGTTGCGCCCGCCGCTTTCTGAGCCAACGATGTTGGTGAGAAACGGATTGATTGACCATGGGCCGTCTGTTGGGGCGCTCCAATCTCCGCCCGGACTTCCACCTTGGCCTTGGCGTTGGCTTGGAGGGACGCCGGGCTGCTGATTGCCAAAGCCGGGTTGGCCTTGGCCTTGGCCTTGACCGCCGCCTACTCCAAGGGCGGCGAGGAACGGGGCGTATTGGCCTCCGCCAGCGCCAAACGCGCCGCTGTCTCGACGCTCTGCCATGATTTCCCGCATATGATACGGTGACATCGGCCTCCATTCGCCGCCCGGATGACCGCCGTGTACCCCCCAACCGAATTGCGGGTGATGGTAAGGCCAATGGCCGCCGAAGCCTCCGGGGTGTCCACCTCTAAATCCTCCGCCTCTGATATTCGCGCCGCCCACGCCGGGGAAGCGGCCCAACGGGAAGCGGCGCTCGCCTCCCCGTCTGCCTCCGCCTCCCATTAACATCATCGCCGCCAAGGGCAGGGCGATCCGGGCGAGCGTCCCAAGCAATTGCGGCACGCCCTGCTGCCCGCCAGCGTCCTCCACGATCCGGCTGCGGCCTACCGGGCTTTCCGGCGGCGGCGCGGCTTCGTCTTTCGGTTTATGGGTTGGTAGGACCCAAGGCTTGCCGGTTTTCGGATCGATGCTTTTATCGACCTTGGGCTTCTTGGCGGTGGCTGGAGGATCGCGTCCCGGAGCGCCCCTTGGCGGCGTGACTTGCGGATCGTCCTCCGGGCGGTAGGGAGGGGCCGGCGGCGCGTTGCCGGTTCCAATTGGACGAAGGGCGCTTTCTGCGCCGTAGCCGGGCTGGCCGGGTTTAAGCTCGCCCGTGTCGGCGGTTTCCATGCCGATGCCGGGCGTGTCGCCCAACAGCAATCCGCCGGCAACAGCGGCGGGTCCAAGCCCCATGAGCCGGGCCAAGCCGGCCAAGCTGCCAAGGGGTGACGCGCCGGGCTGTGGCAGAGGGTTAGTCGTACTGCCGGGGACAGGCGTTGCGGGGACTGGCAGGGTGTTCCCCCTTGGGACTAGCTGGCCACGGCTTGTAGGGCCTGAGACATCGGGGGAGGGGAAGGTCCGGTTGCCTTGCGGGTCCCTGCCGGCCTCCGGCGCAAGCAGGCCCGCGTCCTTGGCGGCTTCGTCGCTGATCGTGGAGCCTCCTCCGCCGGCTTGCGGCGGGGCGTTGTGGGCGAGAAGGCCGGCGTCGATGGCTTGCTGTCGGGTCATGGGGCCTGAACCAACCCCGCCGCCTGTCACCCAAGGGTTTTGCTGTTGCTTCTGCCCGGTCATCGCCTTCTTGAGGTCATTGACAGCGCTTTGCGGCGCGTAATCGCTGTCTTGCCCCTGTCCCCGTCCGTCTTGGCCTTGACCCGGTTGTGGAGGGTCCGCCCCGGCTGCTGCAACGTCGCTCAAAAAGCTTGTCTGCGCCGGTTGCACCGTGGCGGCTGCGGCTTGCGACGGAGCATTAACGCCGGTGCCGGTCTGCGCCTGCGCCGCCGGGGTCAATCCTCCGCCGCCAACGGCGCGAGGCTGCGCCATTGTGCTGCCAAACGAGGTCAGGCCGCCAAACAGGCTGCTGGCCAAATCCGACAGGCTGGACCCGCCGCCGCCGCCGCCGAATAAGGTTGACAAGTCAGCGCCGCCGCTGGTGTTGGTCAGCGCGTCGCCAAGCGCCGCGTCGCTCAAGGTCTGGTCAGTGACGCCGAAAGTGTCGCTCATGGTTCATAGGCCTATGAGGGGTAGGGCTGTGAGGGCGACCTTGCCAACATCTCCTGCAATGGTCGCCGCGCTTGCAAGATCGGAAAGGGTCGAGTTTTGCCCTGATCCTCCGAGATTGCCGACAATCTGATTGATTTGCGGTTGCTGCGCCGGGTTGAGCGCCGGATTGGTCTGATTTGTGGTCTGTAGCTGCCCGGTCATCGCGTCGCCCATCTGTCCTGCGGTGGCGGTGTCCTGCCCTTCCATGGTTGAGCCGCCAAGCCCAAGCTGGTCGTACCTGTTGGTGACGCCCGATTTGTTTGACGCCGTGGCTTGGTCTATCATGTTTTGATCGAACGGCGAAACGCCCCAATTCCATGGCTCTCCGGTTCCGCCGCCGGTGAACAGAAAGGCGGGGTTAGAGCTTGAGCCACCCCCGCCGCCTCCGCTAGAGCCTTTTGAGAAAGGGTTGCTCATGCTGTACTCGGCGCTGTACCCGCTCCCGCCGCGCCGGTGCCGAAGCCGACAAGCTTGGCGAGGTTGTTGAGGCTTGAAGAGGCGGCGGCGGTGTTGGCGTTTTGGATATTCAATTCGTTTGACACGCCTTGCTCAAGGGCGGAGACATCGTTTTTGTAAAGGTCGTATTGCGCGCCTTGGTTGGCGTCGGACATGCCGGCCATGGTTTGCGCTTCCGTGTTCTTGACGCCCTCCGCCCCTTGCGTCGCCATCGTGCTGTCGCCAAGCCCTTCGCTGCCAAACATGTTGCCTTGCCCAACGAGGCCTTCGCCGAAGGTGTATTGCCCCAATTCGTTTTGCTGCGGCGTTATCCCGCCTGACGACGCAAAGGCAGGGATGTTGAAATTGCCAACGTCGGCCTTTCCGCTTGACCCTCCAAACAGGCCGCTCATCGGAGTTCAACCACGTATCGTGGACATCGGTTGACAATGCCCATGCGCTGCGCAATAGGGCCAATGTCGAACACGGTGTCGGAGTTGAAGCCCCATTTGTAGCAGTTGCGCCGGATCGCCCAACCGAGAGACGCCCGCGCCAGCTTCACGCTGTCCCAAATATGCCCGTCTTCGGCGCACAGCATGACGACATTGGCTTCCGGCTCACCCGGCAACCACGGCAGTAAAGCGATGAGCGTGACCATGAAGGCGTGGTCGGTGCGGGTCGGATAAAACACCATCGGCTGCTTGAGGACGATGTTGCGCATCCACATTTCGGCGGCTTCGATGTCATAATTGCCCGGATAACGCCGCCGGGCTAGGTCCGCCATCCACTCCACGTCGCCATCTTGGGCTAGACGGTAAGATTTTGGCGCTACAAGATTTGATTGGCCACGTAGTGTAGCTGGAAATTGCTGAATTGCCACCATGCGTTCGGCTCGGGATAAAGCGAGATGTCGTTCAGGTTGGCTACACCACTACTGCCGTAGGGCGTGGGGAACAAGCTGATGAAGTCGGCGTGGGCTTGAGCGTGCAGGCTGTTGCCCCACCCTGCCGGGACGGCAGTGTCGCCTATGGGCGGGTCAATCCAGTATGGTAATCCAGAAAAATTCAGTGAACCGGCCTTTTCCGCTTGGGTGAGAAACATGGATTGGTGCGCCATTCGGTGTTCGAAGTCGAATGTCGGGTCCTTGGCGTTGAGAAGCGCCGCGACAGTCATTTCGCGCGACGCGGACGGCGGACCTGTTCGGTGACGAGGGCGGAAGGGATACCTTCGGGCCGATAATTCTTGAGGGAGGTGCCTATCGGATCAAATCTGCGCGGGGATACGCGATCCATGCCGAAATCACTGTCGTAGGCTCTGCCTGCCGCGTCTGCGCCTTGGGCGCGTGGCCCTACGTCGGGCGACGTTCCGGTCCTGAGCGGCCCCGCGAGTGACCGGGCGCTGTTCAGAAAACCATCCGCCGTCAGAAATCGGCCTACCGGCTCCCCTCGGGAAGCTCCACCGGCCTTGAACCGGGAAACCCCATCTCCCTTGTTGTCGCTCATTTCCGTCTCCGTTGTTGGTGGCCACTATCGGCCTCCCTGCCTCCGGCGCTTCGCCCTGCCCTTGCGGAGGTTGCGCCGGCGGGCCTTTTTCTGCGCCCGCGTCCCTCTAGCCATTGAGCAAGGCCTCCATTTGCACCATCTGGCCAACCCTCAAGTCAAACGCCTTGAGGCCGGCGATGGCGATAAGAGCAGCTTCAGCCAGACCATCGTCGTTTTTATGTTTAAACAAATCCGCCTTATCCGGCCAGCGCCGAATGGCCTGCGCTCGCGCTTCATCCTTGGTTCCTTCCTTGCCGGGAGCGATGCCGATGACCCGTTTCCATTGGGGAGGCGCAATCCACACGATGGGAACAGCGGCTCCTGCGAGGACGCCGCGAATAACGCCCTTGCTATCGCCAAAAGCGAACGCGCCCACCACGCCTTCCATCGGCCTTGGGCCAACACTTTCGACAAACGCGCATCGAGCGTGGGATTGGTAAACGAAGCTGGCGAGTAGTGGCGCATTGATCGTCCGCCGCTTTTTCGGCCCGTCGTGCAGGCAGGGCATTTCAAGCAATTCGATTAACTGCCCTGCATCCGAGACAAGCGCTACGCCGCCACGAACTCCAATGTCAATTCCAAGCACAGGCATGTGACAAATCCTCACGTTGACTTGTCACTGTAACACAGTTTACCTGACAGGTCCAGTCCTACCGCCGCGTCGTGGACTTCGCCGGCCTCCACGGCGAGCCATTACGGGTTTCTCCCGCGCCGGCCTCGACCCCTGCCTTGCCGATGACCACGCGCCCGTTTGATACGCGTGGTCGGTCGTTTTGTCGGGAGCTTGCCTGCCGGATCGACGCGGCTGCGGCGGCCAAGCCAAACACCTTTAGCCATCGCTACCTCCGTCGTCTTGCACGGGCCGCCCGGCGCGAAGCCGGCACAAGCACCATGCGTCTTCGTCCGCGAGCCATTACATCCTCCGTCCTTTCCGATACGAAAAAAGACGGGGTCGCCATGAGGGCAATCGCCAACCCTTCGGTCGAAGCTGGCGGGCCTGATTTTGGGTGTTTCTCAGGCCCGTCTTCCGCATCATCGGACTACCGACTGAAGCGGCGCTTTCGAGCGCGGATACGGCGGGCGCGACGGGTCTTCCTTAGAGGACGGGACCGCCGATACGCCATTTAGCCCTCCTATCAGCGACGCCCGCGCCGGCCTCTACGGCCACGTCGGCGGCGCTCTTCAGTAAAGTCGAGCCAAGGTGCGTTGGGTCCCATGGGAGCCTCCTAAGTTAACCCGATGTCAAAGCCTCTTTCGATGCTCACGCCCCGAAGAGCGTGTTGAGGTGCGCGGTCAGGTGAACGCGCTGGATAACAAAGTCAGGCGAATTCGATTGCAAGTCAAGTGCGCCCCAAATCCCGTGTCCTTCGAGTGGAAATGGGATGAGCTTGTGCTTGACGCCGCGCGTCAGTTCGAAATCGAGGCTTTGCCGGCCTCCGGGGACCCCGCCGTCGCCGGTTTCGAGCGTTCCGTTGATGGAAACGCCTAATCCGCTCTTGTCAGTCAATTCGGCATACGCCCGTATCCAGTTTTTGACGGTCAGTTGCGATAATCCCTGTCCGCGAAACTGTTTGGTGACAAGCCGCTTGATTAACGTCGCGTCAGGTTGGGCGAATAGCCTCCAGAGATGAACTCCATCGGTTCCGTAGGCGTATTCACAACTGTCTTGCTGGTAAGTGCCGATATTTGTCAATTCAACCCCTTGACTGGCGACAGACCAGAATTCTTTGCCGCGTTGTGGGTGCCACATGAGTAAAAGGTTTCGTGTGACGCCAAACGGGTCTTTAAAACGTCCGTTGACGAGCAAAACCCGAAATCCGTGCATACAGACGGTGGCGAAGGTCGGCAGATAGAGCGAAGTGTCGAGCGTGTTCCAAATATTGATGGTCTTGTCGCCAATCGGCTGCGCGTCCGCGCCCTGCATCAAATAGAAGCCGGCCATGTTGAACAGGATCATATTTCGGCCAAGAACGCCGACAGGCCTCGGGAAACGCTGCCCGGTCTGCGGATCGATGTTTTCGTAAGTGAAATTGGTCGTATACGGGCTTTCCACCGTTCCGGAGCCGCTGAGTTGCAGATTGGCGATCAGGTCGGTCGAACTGTCGCCGTAGACGAACAAGTATCCGGACGCCGCGTGCAAATCGACGTAGGAGTAGACCAGCTTGTCGCCAAAGTAGCCAAACGAGCCGCCGCCGTTGGTGGTCGAAAAATCGGCTCCATTCGACGGCGCGGAGAAGGAAATCACGTCCTTTCCGGCTATCCATAAGCGCGACTGATACACCTCCATCGCATAGATGCCCGGCAGTCCGATGGGCATGTTTGGCGGCGTCGCGCCGGGGTTCGTTTCCTGAAGGTCGGTGAGCCAGTCCGGAGCCGGTTGGCCCGGCGCGGTCAGCGTCGCCCCGTCCCATGCGTACAGGCCTCCGGGCGGGCCGCCGCCGGCTTGCTCCGGGGAGCCGAATAGCACGCCGCCCTGCTGCCCTGCCTGTGAGCCATAGAACTGGGGCCGCCAGACCTTGGCGGAGGCCCAGTATTGCGGACCTATCGGGTTCCAAATTTGCCCTTTGCTGCGCAGCAATCCGCGAGCGGTGGTGTTAAGGTCAACTTCGTCAACTGTTCCGTCTGACAAGAACATCCAACCCATTGCGCCGGGTGGCGGCGCGGAGAATTGCGGGGTTTGGTTCCCATAAAAACCGAAGAAAGTACGAAGTATTGTTGTACCGCTTGGAGCGGTGTAGACTAGCGGGCCTCTGCCCCAACAAGCCCGTAGTGAGCCGGGACCCATTGAAAACAGGTTTTCATTCCAAAATTCTTCTTGGTCATCGATTGACCCTTGCTCAACCTGTTGATTGAGGCCCTTCCATTGTTCGAGCGTCATCAACTCCGGAGGGTTGTCGGATTGCGTGGGCATTGACAACCACTCCGTCAATCGCTATGTGTTACATGCTTGCGGCAACCCCGACAGATACCAAGCGGGGTGATCGAAACGCCGTCACAGAGACGGCGGGCCGTGGACAACTTGGTACTCTGCGCCGTACATGCCCAAGCACGAGATAGGCTCCGGCGCTTCTCTGGTAGTCCTGCCCGATCTGCCGCAAGCACCTCACGCGCTCCGCAGCGTCGCCCCGTAGGCGTTCATCACCAGTTGCGGACAGACGACGGCGGCGCACATGGGCAAGTCGGTGTTGAATAGTTCCGCCATGCTCTGCGCGTCTTCCTTGCGCTGTTGCTGGATGAGCGCGAGGCAGGCCGCCCAATAGCTCACCGCGTCCGCCCATGGGTAGGAGATTGGCTCGACATCGTTGTCGGTTAGGAGCGGCTTGGGGATCAGCGTCAGGTCCACCTCAAGCGGCGCGGCAATCGAGGGGATCGGCGCGAGGTACAGGGCTCCCAAAGGGCCTTCGCCATATTGTGCGTACCACCCCGGTTGCGAAATGGTCCCGTAGAACGTGCCGCCGTAAATCCGAAAGCGGGCCTGAAAGTCGGTCCACACGATCCGCTTCCACATGGGCTTCCAAGTCCCCTGCCGGATCGCCCAATTCCCATTGTCGTCTTGCTGCCAAGCGCCGCCGATGCCGATGGCAAGCGATCTGCATGACAGGATGGATTGGGCTTGCGGGCAGACTTGCATGGCTAGCGCGTTCCATGCGGCGAAGGGATATTTTTCTTGGCCGGGGACGGTTTGGGTGCCGGGCGGCATGACACGTATGCAGCCTGACACTGCGGCGATGCGTCGTCTGGCGCGGTTGATATAGCCGGTCAGGCGAGGGATCGTGAAGAACTGCGCCCCGCTGTCGTTGAGGTGGCCTTGGACTTCATCGATATATTGCGCGAGCATGGCCCATCACTTACCACGCTTCGCCGTCTTGTGCTTCGGTGCTGGATGGCTGTGGCTGTGGCTGTGGTGGGAGCGGGGCGGGATCGTTCCGCTGCCGCTATGCACGATCCGCGTCGGCTCGGCTGGCGGGTCCGTCGCTTCTTGGTCGAGCGGCGGCTCGTCAAGCGGCGGCGCGATGACCGGCCCCACGGTGTTGGTGGCGGCTGTCACGGACCCGTCTTGGTTGGTTCCGGTCAGATTGCCGCCGATCATGTTGCCGACATCGCTTTGTTGCAGCACATAGCTCGTTGTCACCGCTCCGGGGATCACAACGCCAGCGCTTGTCCATTCGCGAGTGAAGGTTGGACTGCCTGTCCACTGTCCGTTTTGCATCACCAACGTTGACCCGACTGCGAGGTCCGTCAGTATGGCGATATTCGGCGCTTGCGTGTTAACCGGAGGGGTTGGCGTCACCGCCGCCACAAGCTCGACCATGCCGCCGGGCGACGGCGGGTGATACATCCAAACTCCGCCATCCGATGAGAGAGCGACTTGGCCGGTGGACAGCGGCAGATAGTCTTCGATGGCGTTGATCGGGGTCATGCGGCCTCCGCAAGGCTTGCCGGGGTCCACGGCAATTGCGGGATATTAGGCGCGGTCGAAATGGTGATTGGCTCAGTTCCCGGCGTTGTCGGCAAAGGCAGCGGGACAGGCGGCGGCGGTTGCACGGCGCTGTAAACGATGGGTGGGCTTGGGCCGGGAGCGGTGAAGGCCGGGAACAGACTAGCCGCAGTCGGAACGGTCGCAGAGCCCGTCGCGTATTGGGGCTGTGGGTAGCCGGCCACGCTCGGCGGGACCGCTGCCGGCGGTACGACCGGGGTCGGGAAGGGCGCATTTCCACCCATCCCGACTTGCGGTGGCGGTAGCCACGTCCCGGCGCTTCCGAGAGGAAAGCTAGGGGGTAGACTTTCCCCTCCAGAAACGATGACCGGCTGCGGAATGCCCGCGATGGACGGCGGGACCGGAGCCGAAACGATTGGAGGCGTGCCGTTGCTCATACCGAGAACGCCTGTGTGATGGTGGAAGTGCCGCCGCCTACGATGACGACGTTCTGACCGTCAGCAAGGACGGTTCCGTTTTGACCGGGCTGTAGGAGCGTTGAACACGGCGCATTGACGAAATTCCATCCAGAGAAATTTGGAGGAACGCGACCGGGCAGGGGCCTGATCGGCCCGTCTGTGCTGCCGGATTTGCGCTGCCATGCCCGCCAGCATTCAAGATATTGGTCGTGGGTTGGGCGGGTCCAAGGCTGGCCGGGAGGACAGGATTGCCCTGACCACCATTGCTGTTGGCCGGGCAAACGCCCTGTTCCCATTTGATGACGAGGTTGAGTGTAGGCCGAGGCCTGCGCGGACGGAAAATACATGACAACGCTGTTAACGCCAGTCGTAACGATCCATGCACCCTTGGGCAGGACACAACCACACGAACCGGGAGTGACCGTATGCGGCGCTCCGAAGGGCGAGAGGGAAGCTCCCGGCGGGCCGGGAGGCCATGCCGAGACGGGAAGCATTAGAAGGGTGCGCCTCCGGTGATGCCTTCCATGATCACGCCAGTAGACGGCTTACTGCAAACCAGATTGAGCGCAGTGAGCGATAGGCCCACGCTCGCAATCTGGCCTTGCGGGATCGTGGAATACCAGCCGGTCCACGCAAAATTGGCGTCCTCGTGAACAACCAACGTGATGTACTTGGAGTTGAAGCCAAAGGCCGTCCCCTGCGGGCAGTTTAAATCGAAGAACAGAGGGGTATCCCCCAGTAACAATCCACGAAAACCTGAGTTAACCGGATCGTCTTTACCCCAACGGGAGCTTGGGTCGTTGTTATAACGCTCGACGGCCATGAAGTCAGTGAGCAACGTCGTCCAATCCTCGACCGACATGACCATGAAATCCAGCGCCTCGCCGCCGCTGTTCTTGACCGCCGCCAGCATGTTGGGAATGAACGCCGCCCGCGTCAGGACCGCGCCAGCCGCCGGGATCGAGAGGCCCGCCCAATCGGGATAGCCGGTCGCGCCCGTCCTCGCCAAGCCGCCGTAAGCTGTCGTAGTCCCATAGGCGTCGGCTAGCGAATACATCTGGAGGACGTTGGTCACGGCAGGCCCGAACAAAGCAGTGGAAAGCGCTTGCAGTGAGGAGTTTTTCAAATCGTTGAGCTTGAGCATGAGACGCGAGGCGACCGCAATCGCGTCCTGTGTCACCAGTTGCTCTAAGCCAAGCGACGAAACTGGCGTGGCGAGACAACACATGTTGAACTCGGCGTTCACGGTCGCGGCCACGTCTTGAGGGAGGTTGAATTGCCCCGCCGGCCCAATCCAGCTTGACTGGACGTACTGTCCGGTCTGCACGGGTTGGGTGTAAGGCGAAACGCCGCCTGACGCACGAATTGCATTACGAAGCAAAAGCGCCAGAAGCGGATTTTGCTTGTAAATCAGAATGACAACCATCTGCGCAAAGACGCGCCGTACAGTCGCCTCTAGCTCAAGGCCGATTGGCCCCGAGGGGATGATGCCAGCGCCGAGTTGCGGCATGGGACGTTACCTTCCTCTTGCGCGTTCTCCGTCTCTATGGATTGCGCCTAAGATTTCCCGTCTGGCCCACGCTTCTGGGTCGGAAGAAATTTCCTTGAAGTTGTCCGCCTTGTCATGGTTCCAATATTGGTTGTCATATGTTGGGTCTGACGTAGGCGGGTTTTTGGCGTGACGATAGCTCGCTGCAACCTCATGATCGGCTACCGCGTGTTCCTCCATCCACTTTTCAAGATCGGTCAGGCCCTCGTCGGTGAGGCCATAATCTTTCTTCGCCTTAATGCGGCTCTGGTTCCAACTCTCCTGCTCGCGCTTGGTCTTGGCCTCTGCATCGGCTTTGCGTTTGTTCTCGTCGTCGGACTTTAACCGCTGGTCGAGCCGTTCCTCCATGTCATAGTCAGGAATTGACAGGTTGGGGTACTTGCGCTTGATGAGGCGCTTGGCCTCCTTGTTCAGTTGAGGATCGTTATAGATGCTTTCCACGAAGTCGGCGGTCATCCGCTTGTTCTGAAGGAAGGCGTATTCCTCATCCGAGACTTGACGCGGCATGGATTAGCTCCGGTTTTCCTTGCCGGTTATGGCCGGCTGCAATGGAACGCCGCCCTCCGGCTTCGGCACCACCTTGGGGATCGCGCCCCATTCGGATGTCTCGGATTGCGTGTCCACCTGAAGGATGGTGCGCGGCGGGGTTTCCGGCGGCGTGGTGATCGGCGGGTCGTATGAGCGGTTCTGCGCCATATTTTCCTCCAAGGAAATGTTGGCTTGTCAACCTATGTGATTGACAAGCCAGTTTGGTTTAGCTGCGCTTCGGCTGCGCGGGTGGGGTTCCCGGTCCGCCCTGATCGGGGTACGGCGGCATTGGATGCTCGGGGCGGTGATCGGCGTCGATCACGACGTAGCGGTACATTGCGCCCTTCCCGCCGCCGCCGATGAGGACGAGCGCCAGATACTTGCCGCTGACGCCGGGCGGCAACGGAGGCCACACGGTGCCGGGCGGCAAGGCGATTGGGGGCGTCGGCGTTCCGCCGCCTCCGCCGGGGGTAATCGGGTGCGTCGGCGTTCCATCTCCGGGCAACGGCAACCACGGATGCTCTGGCGTGAGCGGCGGCCAGATGCCCGGAGGCGGAGTGGGAAGTCCGATGTCGGGATAGCCGGGGCCGGGCCAGATGCCTACGCCCCCTTCATCGACCCCATAGTCTGGATCAACTGGGCCTTCAACGCCCGGAAGCTCCTGATCGGGATGCCCACCGCGTTTGCGTAGTCTCAAAAACCCACTGACAAACGGCATGACAATTTCCTCCAATGAGCCTGTTTATTCAGGCGATACGCGGATTATCACGCCTTCGTGAACGCGACGCGAACATGGCGAGGACGCCCGCTCCAATGAGCAACATCGCCCAAGTCGATGCTTCCGGGATCGGGGTGGATGCGGTGAAGCTGCCGCTGCCGGAAATCAGGTCGCCCGCGCCACCCGCCTGAGTGAAGGCGAGGTCGAGAACGCCCTTGGTGCCTGTAGGGACGCCGGGGCCGAATAGCGTGCCGCTGCCGGAGAGATCGAGTTCGTCGCCAACGAAGCTGACGCCGCTCGTCTGTGTGGTGTCGTGGAACAGACCGCCGTCCCACGAGATGGTGATGAACCCGCCAATCGCCGTCGAGAGCGGGTTGGTCATCGTCAGCGTGCTGCCGTTGGAGAGGCCGCCAAGCGGATCAACCACTGCGGCGATAGTCCACGTTGTGACGCCAACCGAAGTCGCTGTCGCGAGGTCGCTGGACGGGTTGGCTGTGACGCCCGCCGCGTCGGCGGTAAAGTCGGTGACGGTGACAATCCCCGCCGCAGCAGGAGCGGTCAAGATGGCGAATAGAGCCGCGCCAAGTAGAAATCTGTTCATTGCTTCACTCCACGCCCAAAAACGGGCGAGAAGGTGTTATCACGATCCCGGTAAGGGCGTCGAGGGCATGGGCGCATCTGGCGGAACGCCGGGTTTTTGCGTGCCTTTTTGCCCCATGATGCGCGACAAAAGCATGTTCTTGACGGTATCGCGCATCTGATCGCCAAGCATGGTCTTCTGGATGCCGGCGGCGGGTCCGATGCCGGCTGCGCCGCCGATATGGCGCGAGAGGGTCCCAATCGTCTTGAACACGTCGCCGTGCAGCTTGTCGCCCGGCTGAAGGCCTAGACCCGCCACCTTCAAGAGGTTGATCGCTTGGATGATCTTGTTGATCGCGTCGGCTTGGTTGCCGGGGCCGGGCGCTGAGACTTGCGGTCCCATGCGGCTGCGAGCGTAAGCCATCATGCCCGGTCCCATGCCACCGCCACCGCCGAGTGCGCCAGAAGGAGGTGGGGCGCCGCCCGCCGGGGGAGCTTGTGGGCCGCCAGCGCCCTGACCCGCCGAAGGGTCGTCGTCTGTAGGGTCGCCGCCGCCAAAGGCCATAGACATGGATGCGAAAATATCCCTCAGTGCTTGGTCTGTCCAGCCGCCCCCTTCATCTTCCGCGAGCCGCCGCCGCTTGGGATGCCGATGAGCGCCTTGATAAGCTCCTCCTTCTTGTCCTCCCCTGCCGCCTTGGCCTGCGCCTTCTGCCGCTGGCGGAGCCGCGCAAGAAGTAGCTGTGCGCCCGGAGGATGCAGCATATGCACGAGGTCTTCGGCGTCGATGGCCCCGGCTCTGGCGAGCGCGATGGCGACTTGCCGGTTGTCCTCCGCGAAGGCCGGCGAGGCCGAATGGCTGTCAACCTCGACTTGGAAATTATCCGGCAGTTGGGAAAGCAAAAACTCTATTTTACTATCAGACGTGGTGTAAACCAAGGCGTCCATCGCCTGCATGACGCGGATGGCGAGGTAGCCGCAATCGGCTAGCTGGCGCTCGATGCGCGAGGCTTGGTCGATGAGTTGTGGCGACGACGTTCGGACAAGCGTTTGCGCGTGGACGCCGGTTCGAACTCCGCTTTCGCCTTGTCCAGACATGATTGGAGAAAAGCCGCTGGCTTCATCGAAGAGTTTGAATATGAACTCAAGTTCTTCAAGGTAATTTTCAGGCGGCGGGTCCAGTAGCTTCGTAGCCTTGGCGTTGGGGTTTGGGTCATTGATGAAACCGCCCTCGTTGACGATTTTGTAATACTGTTCCTCTGACACGCTGGTAAAGCCGGAAAATACCTGCGGTGCGTTAACGTTCCTGTCCCACATAACCTTGATGTCGCGGAGCCGCTTGTTAAGCATATCCTGCAACATCTGCACGTCGGCAATGATCGAGCGGCCCCAAAAGTAGCCCGGCGTCTGCTGGCCTTGGACCTTTACGAACGAGGTTTTACCTGGGACGCGAGAAAGGTTTCGGCGCGTTTTATCGCCTTCGATGATGATTGGTGCATGTCCGTAAATCGTTTGGATTGTCGTCCAGTCATCGTGCCGGTCGCGGTCTTTGATCCATACTTCACAGAGTTTGACGGTTGGCGCAAATCGCCTTTGGGGACGCCATGGGGTCGGAACAGGGAAGACATTGACGATGCCGGCGGCGGAGCTTGGGGCGTCTCCGACATCTCCCAAGGGCTGGAGCCCTCCAACAACCATCTGATGGAAATATGTCGGTTCTTCTTCATCGCGGTCAGGCCCCGGATCGTCGTCAAGCTCCTTCATGATCCGCTCGTATTGCGGATGGTCGATCAGCATGGAGCGAAGCTTGGACTTGGTTGGATAGCTCACATGACACATGGCTTCCTGTTCGTCAATCGAAAGCGTTGTCTCACTGAGGACGCCGAAATTCTGCGGATGAACTGCGCCGACACGAAAGGTGCCGGAGTGTTCGTCAGGGAAAACCTTTAACAGTTGGCAACCATTGATGAGCGCCCACGTCACCGCCTCCGAGAACATCGTGTCGGCGTCAACGTTGCGAAAGTCGGCGCTCAGTTTTTCCCCGACAAGCTGCGAGCGCTCAAGCACGTCGTCTTCCTCGCCGCTGTCATAAGTTAGCTGAAAGCGAACGTCGGTCGGCTGCATGAGAAAGCCGGAGAGCTTGCGCACGAACGGGCCGATCTTGTTGAACAGCGAGGCCCGGCTGTCCATCGCTCCGGTGTAGTAGTATTGGGCCGCGCGAGTGTAAACCATTCCGCGTTCCGTCGCGGAGGCCATGCACTCGTCAATCACTTCCTTGATCCACATTTCAAGGAAGCCGTCTTTGCTTGGTATCTTGAGGCTCATGGCCACGCCACTCCGTAGTGCTTGACCATGCCGCAAGTGTCGCACTGCCAGCCAACCCACACTTGCCCGTCGTGCGTGCCGCTGACGACATGCCCGCCGCACCATCCCCAATGACACATGAACTGTCGCAAGAGCCGTCGCATTACCAGACCTTTATGGATCGTCTTTTGGATACGTCAATCAAATCGGGTTGCACGCCGCTTCGGATGTTCTTTTGCAAAATGTCCAACCCATCGCGTCCACGGTTCGCCTTGCCGATGCTGATCGCCGTCTCCAGCATCGAACGATGGCCGGAAGTGTCTTGCCAGTTGGCTGTCGGCAAGCCCGCCGTCTCATCCTTGTAGCGCACCTTGGGCCTTCCGCCGAGACGCCGGTCGCTCTGCATGTTGGCAACGTTGTAATCGTTGGCGATGATGTCTTCGGTGATCTTGGCCGCTTGCATCCGCACACTGCCGCCGATGGCCGGCGGGTGGAACTCCTGTTGCATCTCGCGAGCGTCGCACTCTTCGCATGACGGCGGCGGAGCGTCCCATTGTTCGGCTGACAACACCACGTCTATGCGGTGGGCGCACTCCGGACACATGTAACTTCGATTGATTGGCATTAGAGGCCCAATCCTTGGTTCTGTCGGTTCTGCCGCATGTAGTCGAAATAGGTCCCGCTCGGATCACGCGGCTGCATCGGTTCGCCTGCTTCATCCGGCCCGCCGCCTTGGCTTTCGCCTTCGTCATAGCCGTAGCCGTAATTGCTCAACTGTTGCAAAAAGCCGCTAAATTCGGATGGCGACATGGTTTTGGCGACTTGCGACACGATGGATTGAATTGTTGCGGTCGGATTAGGCGATTGGTTGGCGATTGAGATGGCTTGGATCGCGGCTTTCGCTGGCGCGGTTGCGCCGACTGCGCTCCCGCCCCTTGCGCCCGGATCGCCAACGCCGCGTGTGTTGCCAAATCCGCCAACGTCACTCATATCACCATACGTTGACACGCCAATATTGGCGTCGCTGCCAATGCCGCCCGGTCCCACGCTGCCCGGTGGGCCAAGCGCTGCGGTTGACACGTTGGGCGCATTAGCGGCGGAGGGACCAAAGTCAGCGGCAGTCGGCATTCCACCGGCTATGCCCGCGCCGCCCACGCCTCCATAAGTGACATCTGTTCCCATTGCATTGCTTGGCGATGGTGGTCCCATCGCCGTCGTCACCGCTGGCGTTCCCACTGCGCTCGATCCCGGTGCGCCCGGATCGCCCATTCCCCGCGTGTTTCCGAAGCCTGTTACGTCCGCCATCCCGCCGAATGTCGGGTCCGAAGCTGTCTTGTTCACGGCGTCGATGGCGTCGCCAAAGATCGCGTTCATTGCGCTTTGTGACAATGACGCCGCCGGATCGCTGCCTCCCGCGTTCATCGTCGGGGCCGGCGTTCCGAGGCCGGTGGTGGCGACATTCGACGCTGCATTGAGGCCCGGAGACGAAGGCCCAACATTGCCGTAACCCAACGAAGACGCCAAGCCATAGAGGCCCGGCGATGGCGACGCCGCCGACTGAGCCAAACCGGAAAGGGATTGAGAAGGGCCAAATAAAGATTGAGCTATCGCCGCAAGGGCCGGGCCAACGCCGATTGAGGCTGCATGACCTAAGAGGTTTTGTGTGCCGAGGTTGGTGACTTGGCTACTATGCAGCGCGTCAGAGAGGGCTTGAAGCGCAGCGTTGTGTTCTGCCGTGGTCGCGCCGAAACCACTTCCGCCTGCCGCTGTTCCCCCACCTCCGCCCGTCGCGGCTCCGCCGCCGCCCGTTCCACCCCCGCCCGTCGCGGCTCCGCCGCCTCCTCCACCGCCAGCCGAGGTCGCGCCGCCAGTCCCGCCGCCGGGGCCAGTCGTACCGCCTTGGCCGCCCGTTCCTTGAGAGGCCGCGCCATGGGAGCCAAAACCAACGCTCTCGCCGCCTGAACCTACCGACTGCCCTCCGCCAAAGGCTGTATCGCCTACGCTAGGGCCGGGCGATGAGCCGGGGCCGGTCGAGGGCGCAGCCCCAATGCCGCCATAGCCAGCCGCAGCCGCAGCCGCGTCCGCAGCGGACCCTAGTCCGGTGGCGCTCGGTCCCGCACTGCTATTGCCAGCGTTGGCGGAAGCATTAGACCCGGTGCCGGCATTGCCGCTGCCGGGGCCGGAGGTGCCGTCACCGCTAGAGCCGTCGCCGCCATTCTGCCAGAAGACGTTGAAGCGCCAGCCGCGTAGCATGGGTTAGCTCCTATGCGCGACGCCGTTTGTTGACTAGTTGCTTGGCCTGCGGCGGTTCAGGCTCCGGCTCCGGTTCCGGCTCCGGATCAGGTTGCGGCTTGGGCTTGGGCGGCTCGTCCAAATTCAGGTGTTCAAGCACGCGGGCCATTTGCTTCTCAAGCTCGCTAATCCGGTCTTCGGTCTGCGCCGTGCGCAGGAACATCTGTCCGGTCATTTGCGCCACGTCGCCGCCTTGACGCTCCACATTTGAGCGCCTTGCGCCTCAGTGATGGCCACAGACCAAAGCCGCTTCGTCTCGGCGTCGCCAGTCGCCTCACGCGCATCGTGGCAAAGATCGATGATCTGGGCGAACGCCTGCTTAAGCTCGTTCACCGTAGGATCGCCGCTCGGATTGAAGGTCAGGCCCACCGCCCGCTCGCCAAAGGTCATCTGTCGTTCCGCCGTTCCCGCGTCAGTAGCCATCGATCCGTCTCCCTTTTTCGTTCGCCTTCTTGTTGATTTTCCTTATATGCTCGGAAAAAGCAAACGATAGCACGCTGCCGGGGTTGTCTGGCGGCTTCTCGTTGACGCTCGCCCACGTCATCGCCCGTGCGATCAGGCCAGCCCGCCGCCACTCGATCCACGTATGATGGGCAAGCACGGTCGCCGAAACCAAGTCGTCATTCTCCCCGGTGTCGGGGCCAGCGCCAAGGTAGCCTTCGTCCTCGACGATGGCCTGCAATTCGCGGACAAGGTGGATCGAACGTAGCTCAATCCGCCGCAGCATGAGGCTGTCCCGCAAAGCTGAATAGATATGCTGCTTGTTGTCCTGATTGGTTTTCCAAGCGATGACATTGCCTGCGCCTCCTAACGTGTCGGCCCGGCGGTAGAGAAACCAGCGCACGGCTCCAATCATGTTGAGGATGTTGTTGCCGCCCGGCTCGGCTTGGATGATCCCGCGCTCGGCAAGCTGGCGGAGGTTGCGCACTTCCGGCAGGACCGCTGCGCCCACGCCGCTCACCTCCATGTTGGCGAGGTGGTCTTTGTACGCGCCACACAAATGAGCTAACACCCAAGCGAACTGATAGGTCAGCGGCTTGTTCGATTGAAACTCCGCTACTTGCACCAATCGATCTGCATAACAGCGGAAAACTTGGATGGCGTGGTCGTTAGCGTCGCCCCCGCCCCCTCCGCTTGGATCGCCGCCGATGACGTACACGCCCTTTTCCTCCGGCGGCTCCCACACCCTTAGCATCACCTCGTCGCGGTTGGTCGTTTGGTGTATCTGTGATCCAAGGAAGGCATCCTGAAAGGTGTATCGGTAGCCTTGGTAGGGCGGGCCATCCGCTAACGTCTCGCTCAATTCCAAGGTCCGCGCCGCTGGGAAGAAAGACGAACCCGAGGCTATGAAGCACTCGCGCTCGTTCCAAGGAAAATGCCTCAACATGTACTCTTCCGCCCGGAACTCGCTTTCCCGTCTCCACCACGCAACTTGCTCCGTCGTTACTGTAATGCCATACACTTTACGCACGCCCTTGGCCCGCTCGATTTCTTCCTCAGTCAATCTCCCGTCCCAATAGACTTTGTAATCCGGATCGCTTTTCGGTATCGAGTATGTCGGATTGGCCCAAAATCCGACAAAAATGAATTTCATATGCCGGTCTTCCTTCGCCTGCTGGCAGAAGTTGTAGTACCAATTGAAACCGTTGGCGATGCTCTCCCAAATGTAGAGCCGGTGCGGGTTGACCCTTGCAAGGCTTGCCTTCAGGCTCTCGACGCCTGCCAAGCTTTTCCATTGTCCACACTCCGTCGCGTGCAGCATATTCAGGGCGCGAGAAGCGCCCAAGTCAGGATTGCTAGCCGCAGCCATGAGGTCGATAACAGATTTATTTGCAAAAACCATTCCATTGCGGTTATTAGCCACGAGGCGAGTGTCGCCACTTCGCCACTGCGGCGGCAGGGTTTCGAGGAGCGCAGCAAAAATTCTGCGTAATCGTTCCAGATTGTCGGTCCTATCGGCAATGATCGCACCTTGCACTCCGGGGTTTGCGAGCGCCCAAAATAATTCGATCACGGAACAGACGGTGGTAATAGCGACTTGTCTACACTTCAAAACGACGAATTCGTGGACGCCTTCCTGCAAGCCCTTGGCTACAGCATCAATGACAAGTCTCTGTGACAGCCACGGCTCGACGTGAACCCTTCCGCTTTCTTTTGTATCGATTTCCACTGACCCTAAAAGGTCATAAATTCCTTGCCGGATCGAAGGATTAGCCACGATACGACCCCCGTTTGGCGTCCGTGATCTTCCCCCAAGCTAGCATACAAGTGTGGCACTTACGTTTGCCGCCATAAACGCGAACGTTATCGCCTAGCATTGGATGTCCCTGCTTGCAGAAATCCCGCTTACCATAACCAACAAGCCGCCCCTTCGCTTGAGCATCCTGCATGTTGACTGTGCGCGTTCCGGCAAACAAATGGTCAAGGTTCACGCAAAACGTATTGTCACAGCGATGACAAGCGTCTTCCTTGTCGTTAGGACCAAGTCCCAAGGCAAGGCGCGTCACCTGTTGACGTTTACCTTCCCAAATCCAAACAGGATATTCGCCGCCCCTACCGCCAGCTACACCGCGCAACCAAATCCAGCAACCTGAATTTGGTTCAGGAACGCTGTTCTGTTCTAGGAGGTCGAGGATCTCTAGGTGGCTTGTAATCTTCGCCTCCAGCGATTGGCGAATTCGGGCCGGGAAGGCCTAGCGCCGTGGCGGCAGCATACACCGTCCCGTCGCGCCGCAGCCAGCGCCCGCTCAAGAACCCTTGCGTGGTCGTCTCCGTTGTCCACGGCCATGTTGGATTGACCGCCATGGGAGCCTCCGTTAAATATGACAACGCCGTGACCGCGTGCCACGGCGTCTGACCACGCTTCACCACGGGCAGAAGGCCGCCGCCGGCATCAACCTCCGGCGGCGGTTCTACGAGGTCATGTCAGGACTGTTTGGGAATTTCACCCGAACAGGGATCACGACGCTCCCGGAGACGACAGCGCCACCCAACACCCCCGTTGCGGACTGTTACTCAAGCGCCACCTGTCCGCTGGGCGCGTGGTTGGGGAGGGACATCTAGCCTCAACACGGCTCGCCCTCCCCGCTCTCACAGAGCGTTCTTTTGGCTTGCGGCTCCCTTGTAAACCGCAGCAAGCAAGGCTCGGCCTTTTGGCGTGAGATAATATTGCTTCTCGCGCCGGTTCATCGGATTGTCGCGGCTCTCCACTAGACCCGCGCCTTCCTCGTAGTGTCTATCACGTTCGCCCATGTCAATCAAGATACGAGACACGGTTGTGATAGGAATGTCCGCCCGCTTGGCGTATTCCGTGACGCTCAGGCCCTCCTTCTCAGCGACAAGCAAAAAGACTTGCACCGCCCGAGTTGTCATGTTGTAGCGGGAAAACGGATCGAGCGAGGTCAGCAAGTTGTGGATCAATCCCAATTGCTCGTTGGTTCTGCCTTGGTTCTTAGCTATTGACACTTTCATCGATCACCTCATGCGCCTCCATCTTCACGCCCTCGACGCGGCGCAGCGCGCTCTCACCCTTTGGCGTGAGCCTCCACACGCCCTTCTCCAAATGCTTGACGTAGCCTCTATGCTTAAGCTTGGACAACGTTGCGCTCGATCCTGCCGGCTCAAGGTTTTGATCCTTCAGCGCCTCCTTGATCATTTGGACCGAAGCCTCCTTGGCGACAGCACGAAGTACGGTCACGGTGCCGAGGCCCTTTTCAGGCATGAACGGCGGACTTCTCCGCTTGTTGAGGACAAGAGCGTGTGAGCCGCTCTTCTTGTATTGCGGCGGAACCATCTTGACAGGCCCCTCGCCCTCTACAAGCTTGATTGACACCCGGCTATAGGGTGCAATCAATTCGGTTAACGGCCCGATCAGATCGGCGTCGATCAGGCATGTGAGTTGGAATTTCATCGATCCTCCAAAGATTGCCAAATGGCTAATGTCGATATATATGAGATTATCCCACTTGTCAAACGAAAAAGTTTGCGCTATATGGTGACAAATGAAACGCATCGCACCTTGGCAGCGTAACATGATCGCCTTGGCGCATGGCGTCATCCTCAAACCGAGTGGTCAAATGAAATGGATCGCCAACATCGTGGTCGAAGCGCCAACGCCGGAAAGCTCGACCGACTACGGCCTATTCCCCATCGAGGCCGACAGCGAGGGCGACGCGGCGCGTAGCGCCGCTTACACAATCGCCAAGGAGCTTTATGGCGAACACGCCAGCGTGGGCTTCATGCAGTCGGATGGCGAGAACTTCTTCCGCGCCAGCATTGGCGCATACATCGGCGGCGGCATCATCCAAGGAACGTCGCTGTCCATCCTCATCCGCGAGTATCAGGGGGTCCAATGAGAAAGAGCTTAGACCGGCGAATTGCCGCTGGGCGTGTGACCGAAGGCGCATTCGCGTCATGCCCGGAGATGGGCGCAAACGGCGCGTTCCTGATTGAGGGTCCAGCGCCGAATTGGATGAAGCTCAAGATCATCGCCAGCGACGGGACGGACCCCGAGGCGAAGGGTTGGGAGCATGTCAGCGTCTCGACGCCTAATCGCTGCCCGAACTGGATCGAAATGTGCTTCGTCAAAGACCTGTTTTGGGACGACGAAGAAACCGTCGTGCAGTTCCACCCGCCGCACAGCGAGTATGTCAACTGTCATCCATTCACGTTACACCTCTGGCGTCATCGCTGGACCCCAATAGCGACGCCGCCTTCCTACTTTGTGGGACCGAAATAAATGAAAATCTCACCCTTTAAAAAAGTCGTCGCCAACGCCGAAAAACGCATGAAGGACGGCTGGGACATCTACCAGCAATTCAATTGCGCCAAATGCGGCGCGAAACAGACCATGCCCGATGTCAATAAATTCTATACGCAAGGGCGTTGTGAAGAATGCGGTCATGTGACGGACATCGAAAAAGACGGCTGCAATTTCATGGCGGCCTCGTCAACTCTCAATCGTTTTCAGGGGGTCCGATGACCAAGGCTCTATGGCTTTCCCTCGCCCTAAGTCTCGCACCAGTCCACGAAGCATCGGCTTGCCATCGCTTCTCTGTTTGGAAATATCCCTATCCTCAACGCTGTCACGTCGAAGCTAAAACAAGTCACGATTGGTATGTCGAACTTGTCGCAACACCGCCAGCGCCGGCCCCCGATCCAGATCAGCAGGCGCATGACGCCGCTGTCGCCGCACACAAGGATGAACTCAATTGGCTATTGACCCATGTCCACGATCCAGACAGCCGATATACGCAACAGAGGAAGTGGGAGGAGGAAGGGAAATGGTGACGGAAAGTAAGCCCTATTTCGTCTGGCGAAAGGAGCCTCTTGTCGGAGCGCCTTACGACTATGGATGGTGGTCTTATGTCGTCTACCCCTACGGCCAAGACGGACGCCATGTTCACAGCGTAAACTCCGCGTTTTGATTTCTCTGAGTGAAAATATCGGAGCTTTATAAAATGCCAAGCGATCCGACAGTCCTCCAAAAGCTGGCAAGCCTTTTGGTTTACGGCGCGATCATCGGCGCAATCATCTGGAACTGGCCATAACCACACTGTGAAATTAGGACATTTTTTTTCTGTACAATTTGTGAGAGAATTCAGTTGACAATTCTCTACCGTCATGCTATTCGTTAGACGCATGGGAGGTATGCCTTGACAAGTCAACATTGCCTCCTATATGTAGGACAGTCGCCATCGTGCGATGTTCACACGGAGGATTAAAATCTCATGACTGACACGAATGACAACATGGTGGCGTTGACCGACGCTATCAAGCTTGGCGCGAAGGCCGCGCGAGAGATAGGCAAGTCGCGTGACCGCACGTTTGCGATTGGCGAAGGCCTCGTGGCGATGCGCACAAAGGTCCTGATCGATCTAGGCAAGGACCCGCGCATCAATGATCGCTCGATCCTCAAGAGCGGTAAATACCGTGAGCTAATGGGCAAGGCCTTGAAGACCTATCCGGACTACACGTTGGATACGGTATTCAAGAACGATAGCACCCGCCTCGCCTACATGTTCGTCGCGGAATACAAGGATCAAATCCTCAACGCGTTCGCGGCGGAGGAATTGCGCAATCCGGGCGCGACGTTGCGCCTTGTCAATCCAGAGCGGATCAAGAGCAAGTTCAAGTCGCTTACCGATCCGCCCAAGAAGGCCGCCGCGTCCAAGGCCGCCGCGAAGGAAGCAGAAGAGCAAGACCGCGATGAGCTTTTCGGCAAGCTCAAGGAAGACGCCATCAACTCACGGCGTCAATACGATGAACTGTTCGCGCGGTATATCGACTTTGACACCACGCCAGCGGAAAGACTTGCAGAGCTTCTATTCGACACAAGCGCAAAATCAGGAGGCCGCAAGAACCGCCTCGCGTTCATTGATATGGTTGTCAAGTACGCGACAGGCGACAAGCCTAAGCCGGCGAAGGCCAAGCGCAATAAGGCCAAGGAGGCCGTACAGAAGGCCGTCAACGAGGCCATCGCCAACGGTTCGCCTATCATCGAAGAGCAACGCGCCGAGTAGCTCTTGACAAACGCGCCGCGTTAACTAAATCAGTTGACGCGGCGTCACCACGCCGTGATGCTACCGGATGTAGGATTATCCCAATGCCAACAACAGAAGAACTCACACGCTATGCGCTCGATGAAACAAAACGAGGCGGTGATCCGATCAAGGCTCAAGCCTACGCAACGCTAATTCTCGCTATGCAAGTCAAACGCATTGCCGATGCGCTCACAGAAGAATTGAGAGGCGAAAAACCGCTCGACCAGATCGCTACAGCATTGCGTGGCATCGAGCTTCAAGCGAGGCGATAAATGCTCAAGTTCTACTTCTACTACGCCACCAGCGAGGCCGGCCTTCCACCTTTGGAAATCGAGGCCTCTGACTGGGAACAAGCGATGACAAAGGCCGCCATCGTTTTCAATCGCAAGGCCGCTGTCTTCACAGCGGAAGAAAGGAGCGCAATCCATCTAAGGTCAATCGAATACTGCGACACAGACACGGGACAATATCGCATGGCGCAAGTCGCCAACAACATCTAGGAGGCCACAATGGCAAGCTCACTGTTCGACATCCATCTTGACTTGGACAAGGAAACCAAGGGCGCAGTCCGCTATGCGGAACGCGGCGCGAGCGACACTCATAAAATCGGAACGATTTACATTCGCAAGACGGCGCTCAAGGAGCCTTACCCGAAAGCGATCAAGCTCACTGTCGCTGTCGCTCTTGCCCTTGACAAAGGCACAGCGTAACACTATATGATTGACAGTCGGGTGGAAGTCTAGGGAGCGGCGCTCGAAACGCACCTGAGATGACAGACGCGAGCGGCCCACGCCAAGGACTATTCCACCCGACATCAACTAGGACAGACACAAAATGCGCAACTATGCAAGTCCCGTCTTTCAGCATCGCCACTATGCGCTGATTGCTAGCGTGTTGGCGCAAATGAGCGAGCGGGACAATCCGACAGCGATCAAGGCCGCGCTTGCGGTCCTGTTCAAGCGCGACAATCCGCAATTCGATTGGGACAGGTTCATGTCCGCCGCGAATGGCGAGCCAAACGGAAGGGACAAACGCTAATGACTAGGACCGAAATCGAGGCCGCCCTTGATACCGGCGAGCTTTGGGCAGCGATGGTTAGTCGCTACAAACCTACACGCTACTGGCGCGTTCGCCGGAATGGCAAGACACAGACGTGGAAGACGCGCCCCAATGAGTTTTCCATTCCCGTCAAGGCCGGCCTACGCGAACACACGCGTATAACCGAAACGAGTTACGTCGCTACTGTTGGCGACACAGATTGGCAAAACGCCAACTTCGTCAACGGCGCGAAACAAGACCCGAACGAGGCAAGGAGGGCATTGACAAACGCGTAAACCGAATTATATAACAGTCTCACACTAACCAAGGATAACGAAAATGCCAGTATCATTCGAGCCTCAAGTCATCGCTGACAGCAGTGGCAAGTGGGTAGGCAACGCCGTGAGAACCGCTACCGAAGCGGAGGCCGAAACCTACGTGCGAGACTTGTCGCTGCGATGGACCCTTGTTCGCGAAACGCGCGTGGTCGAAAGCGATGACCCGGTAACATACCGGATCGTTAACGGGCGAGGCGAATTCATTTCGTAACGTGTCTACCATGACAGGGACGGTTGCCAGACTGTCGGGGTGACTTAGAGCAACGACCGGGCGACAGCGGTTTAATATCTGTCGCACTTCTCAAACCTAGGACCAAGCATCATGGAAAAACTGTTCAACTCCTTCCAACAGGCCGGCGAGCTAGTCGCCAGTCCCGGCCAATGGCTGACCGAAGACGAAATGAGAGCGAAGCTTCCGGCCATTTTTGCGGAGGACAAGCACGACAGCCGCTCGGAACGGTATACCTACGTTTCGACAATGGACTTACTGCGAGGCCTCGCGCGTGAAGGCTTCCGGCCTACCTACGCCACGCAACAGCGGACCCGCAAGGAGGGCATGAGAGGGCATACCAAGCATCTCATCCGCTTGCGCAAGGACTTCGCCTTGAACGCGCCGGAGAAATCCGAAATCATCATGCTGAATTCGCACGGCGGACAATCGAGCGTTCTTTTGGCGGGCGGCATATGGAGATTTGTCTGTATGAACGGCCACGTTGTGGGCGATACCATCGCCAAGGTCCACGTCCCGCACAAAGGCGACATCTTGGATAGCGTCATAGAGGGCAGTTATACGGTCGCTGGCGGCCTTCAGCAGATCGCAGGGCATGTGGAGGCATGGAAAGGCCTAAGCCTGTCACGGCCTGAACAACTGCTGCTAGCGGAGGGCGCAGCTACCGTGCGTTTCGATCTGGAGCCCGGCGAGAAATCACCAGTCGATCTTGACCAAATCTTGCGGCCTCGCCGGTCGATTGACCGACAAGACGATTTGTGGACAGTCTACAATCGCGTACAGGAGAATATGAACAAGGGCGGTTTGTACGGCGTCACGCGCGACGCGCAAAACCGTAGGCGCAACATGACAACGCGACCGATCAAAGGCATTGACCAAAACCTAGCGTTAAATCGCGCCCTTTGGACCCTCGCGGAAGGCATGGCTGCGATCAAGGCCGGCAAGGAAACAAATCTCTCGCCAAAAATCTTGGACGCGGAATTCCGCGACGCGTAGGCCGCACCTCACGCGGCGCGGATAAGCAAAGCCCAAATCCCCTTGGGCTTTAGCTGAGAAGGTGGAGCGGACTTGGCGGTCCTTAGCTCCGCCTTTTTCATGTGCAATGTGTCGCGCGAAACATGTAACAATTCGTGATTTGACTATCGTCTCACTTGTGGTATGGTCCTGACTGTGAGAGGGCAATCCCGCCCTCCGCTCCAAAGGACCGCCAAAATGTTCCACTTCTCAAAGCTCCCCATCTCGGTTCAAGTCGCGCTGTTCCGCTTGAACGAAGCCTATCACGCCAACCCTTCGTGCGACCGCATTTGCCAACTCAGCAACGCGTGGCTTGACGAGCAAACCGACAATGGCGCGACCATGGTCCCCGCGTTGCCGGCAAGCTTCCGCTTCCGCACGGTCGCTGACTATCGCCCGCCCGTCGCGCCAAAGACCAATGGCCAGATTGGCGCGGAATTCCAGTCCGCCCGCGCCGGCTGGTCGCCAGTCGAGACGCCTTGCCTTGGCAAGCAACATCACAGTGTCATGGAGGATTGACAAGTCAACGTAAGTAGAG